AGGTACCTGTCAGAGTGACTGTCTACCGCGATGTTGTCTTCTCCAATAGTTTTTTTCCGATTTTCTTGAATACGGTCCATCATGGCATAAAGCTTACGCGCACCGGCTTCAGTCGAGCCATTGCCTAACTCACCAACAATACGGGCAGGGATCACAAACTCACCATCGGCAAGGCGTGCGGGCTGCTTCTCACCAATCATGGCAGGGATGGAATCACTCACACCATCACCGGGGCCTTTGAGCAGCCTGCCGCCGTCCGAGTAGTCGCCAAGGTGAGAGATGCCGCCACGGGCCATACCACCTTCAGCAAAACCGCCAAATGTGCTACTGCCCGCGCCCCTATTGTTCATGTGATTGTTGTATTCATCCGTACCCGGCCTCAAAACATGCGCCGCTGGGGCGCTGTCCAAATTACCGCCAAGCTGTCTACGAATAGCAGCAAGACCGCCGCCAAGACCATTGCCGGGAAGGGTCATATATCCGTTTTCAGCGGTGCCACCATACCCAGCAGTCATGTTGTCGCCGCCCAATATCTGCTGGGGTCGCTGCGGATTAGCCGCAATTGCACGAGGGTCAGGTCGCCCGGCGCCAAGCATACTGCCAAAACTACCAAAATTGCCAAAAGGCGTTTGCTGCTGGGGCACACCAAGAGCTTTTTCTAAAGGCCCAGAGTTTGAGCCTGCCCCAGCATAACCATTCGCAGGCTGACCGAATCCGCCACCGCCACCAAGGTTAAGCGGTATCTGAAGGTTTAATTCACCATTACCAGTGATGCCACCGCCAGCCATGCGCTGCATACCTGTGGAATTGTCGATGCCCATGTCAGAGACGCCGCCGCGAGCGTTTTGCATGTCGTACACATTTGAAATTGACATGTCCTCAACCGGGCCACCAGAAGCCATGCCGCTGCCTACATCGTTAATGATTGGCATGGTGGTTATGGGTGCAATGGGCGCAGGCGCAGGCGCTTTAATTGGTGTAAAGCTCGGGTTAAAGTACCGCTGCTCCCTGCCAAAGTCTTGCCCCAGATTGCCATACCCCGGCACATTAGGAGCTGGTGTAGGGCCGACGCGCCCCGGATTAAACTGCAAGGGAGTGGTTGGGGTTGTGGGTTTGATGCCCGGTGCCTGAGCCTGCTGATCACCGCCCATCAGCATGGGGGCAAGCGCCGCTCCACCAGAAGTCAGCAGACCTTTCATACCGCCAACGCCCGTCATGAATCCGCTGCGGCCAGCTTCAGTGGTCAGGTTACTCAACCCCTGACCCATTTGAGAAATATTGGCACCAAAGCCTTGCCCCGCAGCTTGCGCGGTACCAGTCAGCGGCTGACCAAGGACATCCAGTGCGCTGGTTCCAGCGCTGGCAGGCATAGCGGCAGCACCACCGGCCCCCAGTAGACCGCTACTCAGCCCAGCGCCGCCATACGCGCCAAGGCCAGCCATGATGCCTTTTTGCAAACTGCCAGTGGCAGCGGTCATGCCACCACCGACCATCAGGGCAGCAATAGGAGCACCAACACCCGTAGCCGTCAGCGCAGCGCCAGCCACCATCGGGAGGATTTTGGACAAGAAGCCCGCTTCGGGTAAACCCGTATCAGGGTTGATTGTGATGGCCCCACCATGTGCTTTAGCGAGGTCTTGCAGACTGTTAAGCTCATCCGTTGACATGTGGACAAGCGTGGAATCGGGTCCGCGACCCTTATCGGCAAGGTGTTTGGCGGCAAGTTGTAGGCTCATATCTGCCTCACGGAAAGGGGGTTTGTCAAGTCTATCATGTGGGGTTCTCAGAGGCAATTACTGCGTCAGGTCATAAAAGGAAATGGACCCAACGCCGTCGCCCGTAGTAGCGCCGGAGATTGTGCGGACGCCCAAGGTGTAAATGTCACTGACATCAGTCAGAGATACACCAAGCTGCTGATCCCAATTAAATCCGGTCGGAGCCGTCGTGTCTGCTTGCCCCCCACCACCCGAGCTGGCAATGTACCCGGTCTGAACAATCGTACCTGCGGTGGCAATCGCAGTGGCTGCAACATCAAACTCCACATTGCTGTCAGAAGGAACCGTTGCTGCCCATGTGGCCCCCGTGAGCACTGGGTTTTTGATCAGTGCAATCTCGTAGTTTTGCAACGTTGTTGGCTGAAACTGTATACGGTTTGGGAGTACAACAGCGCCTAATGCCGTCGATGCCAACCTGATAGATACAACCGGGAGAAAGTTGGCTGCGGTATTTATGGTCCCAAGCACCGTTGTGCGTCTGGCAACGTGCTCAATTGATGTAGCCTCAAACCCACCCTCTGACACCACCGACGAACAAATCTGCGTGAGCGTGGCAGCAACTGCCGCCGTCGTTGTGGTGATCTCATAGCGCACGGGCAAGATGGCCGTGGTCATATACACCGTGGTGCCGTAGACGTTAGCGGTGTTGAATGTGTGGCAAACAACGTACTGGCCGTTGATGATGAAGCCGCACCGCACCGAACCAACGCCAAGCCACTCAAAGTCCATCCACAGAATCTGTGGGTGTGTCAGGTCAAGCGTGAAACCAGAAGCGCCAGTGCCGTCCAGCTTATCGCCATTCCAGTTTGCTTGGTTGACAAACCGCGCATCGCTTGGCGTGCCAGAAGTGTTTGAACGCATGACGAAAGCATTGACCCCGCCAGTGCGACGGAAGAACACTCCGTTCTGCGTGTTGAAATACCCAACACTCTGATCAAGGTTGGCAGATGTGCTGTTGTCCATCTGAAATGTCGCCAAAACCAGCAGCCCCTTGCCCGGCTGATACAGCATATTGCGAAAAGACTGCCGAACCACAGAGCCAACACCGCCGCCAGTGACGGCCATACTGACGCTGGACTGGTTGGTGTTAAACGTTGAAGTGCCCGTACCAGACGTAGATGTGCTGAACTGATTGTCTGCGGCGTAACGGCTTTGGCTGTCAAACAAAGAGTAGGGCTGACTGACGCGCAACCGCCCAAAAGCATCAACGTTGGTGCCGCCGATTGATACAGGGATTGTTTCCATAGAAGCCACCAATTGACCCAGTATGTTGTCGAGTCGGTTGAAATACAGACGCAGAACGTCGGCAAACTGATCGTGATACCGCTTCTCGTACTCAGTCGGCGCGGTCGGCAGACGGGGTGCAACAACCCGGTTGAGTTCAAACTCTGATGTGACGATCAGGGTCATTTAGCGCCTTCCGTCAGGACGTACATCGAGTGACGGCACGCCCAACTGCCAGTTGACCCCGAGGCCGTCCGAGCTGACTTTGAACGCCATCTGCCTGCCACGGATGCGCGTGTAAACAATCTGGGTGAACTGCTGCACCGTGTAGTTGCGCTGGCCTTGGTAGTTCTGCGTGCTGGTCACAGTGGGCGTGCCTGCGGTGCTGTAGTTGGCACCGGGGTTCTGCCGTGGGCGCAGAGTGAAGGTCACAGCCGGGTTGTTGACGTAAGACCCATCGAACGTGATGTCCGGGATCATGCGCCATGCAAAGCCGTAGTTATGCCCGTCCCCGATGTCAAAGTCGGCAGACTGGATATAAGCCGAAATTGGGCTGGGCGGGTTGGTGCTGCCGTCATCCACGCCATTCTCGTGGTAGAGCAACTGCCCGTTATACCCCGCAGCAGTGGGGTAGTCTCTCAGAGGCGTATCGAGCCATGCCGTGCGCGACAGATTGCCGTAGGACCAAACCCGCTCAAGGTGGTTATAGATGACGTACCTGTCGATGACGGTTGAATTTGCCGAGCAGTAGAACCACCAAATCTCGTTGTAGCCTTCGTTGGTGCCGCCGTAAACCTGATACTGCTGCTGGAGGTTGATGTCTCCAAAGATGTACTGACGCAGAGGGCAGTACAGGGTCTCAACGCGGCCTGAGTACATGTAAAACTTGTCCAACCCCATCCAGTATGTGATGTTGGCTGCGGTGGCTGTGGCGTTAGGGCCTGCAATGGAAATGTTGCTGCCAAGAATCTGAAAGCCCCAGATGTATGGAGGCCCAAGATACTGCATGGAATAGATGGCTGCATCAGTCCAGACCAGAATCTCCTGCCGGGTTTGTTGATGCGCAATGATGCTGGAGCCTGTGGACAGGCGATAACTGCCCGCTTGATTGGTCGCAGCGGGGGTCCATGTGGCGTAATCTTCTTGATCAGACCAGCGGATCAGAAGTGGGTCTTGGATGGCCGAACCGTAGTCATTACATCCAAATGCAATCACAAAGCGCGAAGCATCCGATACCGTGACGCCATTAGAAATTGTAGGACAGCCAGAATCTGTGGTGTAAGGAGATGGGCTGGTAGGCGACAGAAGAACGGCGCGGTCATAGATCAATGGGTTGGCGTTAACCTTCCACAGATACAGCGCCCCGCCACGCGGATTGATGATGAGGTCTTCGCCATAGTTTGTCTGACTCCACAGCCGCATTTGAGCGCCAATACCAGAGGTGGCGGCTTGGCCCCAACCAGAGGCATTGCTGTACTGATTGACGGTGTCGCCAGAGTTGTGTGCCACAGCGGTACTGCCCACCCCGCGAGTGCAGCCGGTGAAAGTGGTGGGCGTAAGCCCTGAATACGTGATGTACTCGCCATTGATGCCAATCGCGCCGGTGGCAGAAAACCCTGTAGTTGAGTTGACCGTGATGGTGGTGGCGCTGCTGTTGAGAGCGCCGTTAAGAACTGTTGTTGCAGAAATCGTGGTTGTGCCACCAAAACCGCCTGCGCCCCAACCGGTCAGAAAGGTGAAGGTTTCTTCGCCAATAGAAATTTGATAAGCAAACGTGGCCGAGCCCGTTGTCCCAGATGAGGTGGCCGGAGACGCAACGGTGATTGAGTATGTGCTGGAGTCGATGTATGTAATCCGAAACTCTTTATTAAGCGCAGAGGCCGGGATGCCGTTGATGGCACCACCAACACCAGAGATGGTTACAAAGTCTCCATTCTGCGCCGCATATCCGGGGTCGTTTACGACAACTGTTGTCAGCCCGTTGGTCGTGGTAAATGCGTTTGCGGCAACCACATTTGTATCCCGCAGTGGCGTGATGTCGTAAAACTCACCGCCGTTGGACTGCTGAATGTAGTATTTGAGGTGTGTGCCCAAGCCCATCAGGTTATACCCGGCAAGCGTCACCCAGTTCCAAAGTGCTCGGCATGTGCCCCAATAAGAACCCGTAGGCGGCGCGAGTCCGATTTCCTGCGTGCCGGTATCTTTAGACCAGCCGCCCAGCTTTTCAGGATAGCCCGAGCGAAACCGCACCTTGTCCATCTCAAACCACGTGCCTTCATTGGCAAGCGTGGTTGATTCTCTGTTGACGCCGGGTCGCAGTTGCAGTTTCTGAAGAGGCATATTGCCCTCACGCCATGTGTTTACTCTCTGCCTCGACAGAGTCTAACCTACGCATCCAGCCTTTGCCAAACGTAGCGAAAGTGGACAGGCTCTTGTAGTGAGCTTCGCGCAAGTGACAAAAATCAGCAATGATCGAGACAGGCTCTTTGCTCGCAACCGCAGCCATTGTTGCTGGGCCAATTTGCCCATCGGCAGTCACTCCAACAGCTTGCTGAAGAAATTTACTAGCCCGACCAACACCAGCATTGACAGCGCAATCAAACACGCAAAGATCGACCCCACTAGGAAGATCATCACCGCGCACAGCGTCCCAATACCGTTTCTTGTACAGCGGAGAAACCATTGCAACAGTGAGTCCACGCATGTCGGCTTCAGTGGCAGGTTTGCCAGTCCATTCTTCCCAGACACGTTGCGTTACTCCTAAATTAGTCCGGCCTCCCGGATCATCTTTATGGTTCACATACCCTCCTTCGTACTTGAGGATATGCTTTAAAGATTCTTCCCAATTTTCTTTCATGTCATTTCCCCGCTGATTTTGAAAGCAAATCTGTTTTAGCCTGAGAACCGGCTGACGATCCAAAATAATAAGCGATGATTCCTGTCCAAGCTGTGCCCAGAGAACCGAGCATCATCAAAATAGCGGGATTATTGCTGTCAATTTGATTGAAGAACATCATTATCATGATGCCAAAGAATCCCAACGTGACCGCGCCAGCCAATATAGGGGGCATCATTGAACGGGTAGTGGCCTGCATCTCCCGCGCAGACTTGCGGTCGTCCACCGCCAATTTCTCAAAATTCAGCCCCAACTCCTGCGCCTGTCGTGCAAGCTCAATCTCAGCAATCTTGATCTGAGCTACTTGGTCAGCCGTCAACTTGTTGTTGGAAATGATGTCCTCAACCTTGTCTGGGTCAACTCCAATCGCCTTGCTAACAGCAGACACAGCCATGCCTGCTAGAGGACCGCCCAAAGCGGTGGCAATCGTCGGAGCAATTTGTTTGAGCCAATCCATATCTCAGCCTCCTCTTTTTGTCAACATCGCACTGGCAATCTCCAGCATGAATTTGGTTTGCTCTAGGTTTGCTGGCTGCGTTGCCCAGCCAACCGTAACCTGCCCTACAAAGCGGTGTGAGTCTGGCGGGACGCTCACCCGGCAAGTGTACGTCACAC